TAGATACAGGTTTAGGTGTTACTTGTACAGATTTACAAGCAACAGGTGGTATTAAACAAATTCTTCTAAGGTCTTGGGCTTCTAACGATGCAGTTGTTTATGGTAATGCAGCAGGTGAGCATGATATTGATAGTATTCTTACTGGTGGTTCATCTGCATCTTGGTTTGTTTTTGAATTTAAAAACGAAACTCCTGCAATGACTATTAATGCAACTAAAGAAAATGGTTCAACAGCTTTTGAGTGTGGTTTATCATTTATGCTACCAAAATTAGACAATTCAAGATTTGCAGAATTACAAGAATTATTAAATACTTGTATGATGGGAATTGCTATTGACACTAATGACAATGCTTTTGTTTTAGGTGTGAGTGAAAAATATGCAAACGAAGATGTTCCTTCTAAAAACCAAACTTTCTTAAATTTAGCAAGTATGGAGGGTGGAACTGGAGCAGCATATTCTGATGAAAATGGTATTACAGTTAATTTAATGGCAAGACAGTTTGAGTTACCAAGAAAATATATTGGTACAATTACTGTAGATACATCAGCTTTAACTGCAACTACTGCAGCTTAATACTAACAAATAAGATAATATAGGTTTGGTTCTACCTGTAAAATAACCTATACTATCTTTTTTTTTAATATGTGTGATTGTAATAAAAAAATTGTAGATTTATCACACTTAAAAATTTATAAAATTATGGCAACATACAAAGCAAAATTAACTTCTGGCACTACTTACAAAGGAGATTTTAGCATTTCTTGGGCATCAGCTACACAAGAAAAACTTGCGTATGCTTACGAAGAAGCAGGGCTTAGTAATTTAATAGAAAAAATAACAAAAACAAAAGATGAGTCAGAGAAAACAAGCAAGAAAAAGTCAAGTAAGAAAGCAGACTCAACAGAAGAGTAATACTTTTGAGTTTGGTGTTTTTGATTTAGCAGTACCACAAAACGTAGAAGAACCACAAGACTTATCAAAGGTACTAACTAAGTATATACCTTTTGGTAATAACAATTTATTTCCACAATATTTAGCAGAACTAAAACGTAAATCTTCTACACATAGAAGTGTATTAGCACAAAAGACTGTGTTTACAAGTGGTGCTAAATTTGTAACAAACAACGAAGAAATACAAGCATACATAAAAGATGTAAATGCTAATAAAGAAACTTTAAGACAAGTTTATAAGAAGTTAGCTGATGATTACTATACTTTTGGTAATGCTTATGTAGAGGGTGTTTTATATGATGGTGGTGTAAACCTATATCATATAGATGCAACTACTGTTAGAATGGCTAAAAACAAGAAAGAAGTATATGTACACCCAGACTGGGCAAAGTACAATACAATGAAAGACAAAACACAGACTATACCTCTTTATCCTAATTTAAAAGGCAAAAGGTTTGTAATGCATTTTAAAGATTATGAACCTACATTTTCTTACTATGGTTTGCCTGACTATGTAGCAGCTCTTGACCACATAGCTGTAGATTATGAGATAGGTAAATGGAATCACACTAAGTTTCAAAATGGTTTCCAACCTTCTGCTATTGTAGAAATATCAGGAGACATGGGAGAAGAAGAAGCAAAAAAATTAGTAAAAGAAGCACAGAAAAAGTTTGTTGGAGAAGGTAACAATGGCAAGATTATGTTTATTGTAAAAAATGGCGATACTTCACCTGCAAATGTTTCTATAATAAAAGATGACCAAGATGGTAGTTGGTTAGACCTACAAAAGATTACTGACCAAAACATAATTACAGCACACAGATGGCAACCTGCTTTATCAGGTATTGTTAGTTCAGGTAAGATGAACAACACAGGTAGTGAGATTAGAATTGCATATGATATGGCAATGACTACTGTAATTAAAGATACATCTGATTTATTATTAGATGGTATAAAAGACATACTTTTAAAAGAGATGGGCTTTGCAAGAGAAGACTTATTAATACAATATGAGCCACCAGTATCTTTTGCAACTCAATTAGACCCTACTAAGATTCTTACAATTAATGAGCAAAGAAAAATGTTAGATGAGGACTTCCCTATGCTAGAAGAAGGAGATATGTTTATAACTGACAGAGAGCAAATTATTGTAACTAGAGATAATGATGGAGATGGTAAAGGAGATAGTGAGAGTGAATTACAAGTAACACAAGTTGAATCACAAAACGAAGAAGAATAAATATGGCAAACGTAAATCAATATATACCTTTAGTAACTGCAGGAGAAGTAATTAGTAATAGTTTTACAAATGCTAACACAGACCCTGCACTTATATCTAACAACACTATTTTGTTATCTGAATTAGCACACATAAAACCTGCTATTGGTAAAAAGTTTTATGAAGAGCTAAAGACACAACATAACAATGGCACTTTAACTACTGCTAATCAAACATTAATGGATGATTTTATGACTAGAACTTTATGTTGGTATGTAAGGTTTGAGGTTATAAATGAAGTACAAAGTAATAGTAGTAGTATGGGTATTGTACATAATGTAGATGAGTTTGCTACTATTGTAGACCCTTCAGAGTTAAATGCATACAAGCAAGATACATATAGAAAAGCAGAAATATATTTAAAAGATATGATTGACTATATGGAAGATTCTGACCAAAATGGTTTATATCCTACATATGAGTCTGATAGACCTACAAGAGGATATGCTTACAAAAATCATGGTATAATTATGTATGATAGCATATACTCAAGACCAAGAACGTATAACTATAATAGTTGGAGAGATTTCTGTCCATGTGATGACTGTTAAAATTTAGAGATATGCCTTGTTACGAATGTGAAAATGGATTATGGAAATTTGGTGAAACTGGCAAGTGTCAGTACGAAACTAAAGAGTCGTGTGAAACTGCTAACAAGGACTACTATGCAAAGACATATAATGACTATCCACAGTCTGCAACTAACAATGCTAAGAGAGCTTTAAAGTGGGTAGAAGAAAATGGTTGGGGTTCTTGTGGTACTGATGTAGGAAAAAAAAGAGCTAGACAATTAGCAAATAGAGAAAGTTTATCAAGAGATACCATAGCTCGTATGGCATCGTTTAAAAGACACCAACAACATAAAGATGTACCTTATGATGAGGGCTGTGGAGGACTAATGTGGGATTGTTGGGGAGGTACGAGTGGAATCAATTGGGCTATCAAAAAGCTAGAACAAATAGACAAAGAAAAAAATATACTTGACATATTATTTAATAATTTTATAAATAAACATGGCAGCAAACGAACATAAAAATTTAACTGATGTAAACAGGCACAACCCAAAAGGTTTTGAGTCTGCTACAAATGATACGTTATTGAGCAAAACTGTAGGAACAGGAACAGACAATACTGATGGTAGTTTGTTATGGGTAAAGAAAAACTTAATAAAAGTAGATTCATATGACATACAAGGTTATGCTACATTAAGCAATTCTAATTATCATTATGCAGCAAACATGACTGATGGTCAATCACCAAATCAGTATAATGTAGATTATGGTGCAAATACAATAGGTAACGCAACTTTAGATGTAGGAGATTTTTTTAAAGTAAAATTATTTGTTATGCATCAGGCTTGTACTTTAAACACAATAACAATGTGGGCAAATGCTACTACAGGAGCAACAATAACAGTTGCTTTGTGTAAACAAACTTTTGTTGCAGGTAGTACAGATACAGTAACACCTACTTTGTTAAACGAATTAAGCATAACAGGACAGTCAAGCAATGATAATTTACAGTCTGTAACTAATGCATCCCCTGAAACAAGTTTAGCAAAGGGTGATGTTTTGTTTGCTATGGTCAAAGCATCAAGTGCAGCAACAACATTTTTTAAGTTAGGAATAGGAGTAGGATATGACAATTAATAATAAAAATACAATGAAAGAAACGATTGAAGATACAATACAAGTGGGAGTGGCAAATGCAGGAGCAATAGGTATATCTTTAGCATCAGTAAATGAGGTGCTAACGACTGTATCTTTACTAATGGCGATAGGGTTCTCAATATATAAATTTACAAAAACAAAGAAATAATGGCAGACTTAGTAACAACTTTAACAGAGAGTGTAACCTTAAATGGTGCAATCAGAGGAACAACAAATACTGTAACTACAACAGGCATTAACAACGTATATGAAAGAATAGTAACTTGTACTTCAGGTCAAGTAACTTATTTAGCAGCTTTTGATTCTAATTCTTATGGTGGTGCAGTTCAAATAGATAAAGAAGATGTTAGGTATATAAGAGTAACTAACTTAGACACTACAAATACTTTAGAATTGGCTTTTGTAGCTTCTAATAGTTTGTATCAAGTTGAATTAAAAGCAGGACAATCACATATTTTAGGTGGTGCAGATGATATACTATTAGGAGAAGCAGATACATCTCCTAGTTTTGGTACTATGGCTGATTTAGGAAGTATACAAGTAAAAGCAAATGCTACTTTAGATGTAGAAATATTTGTAGCTAGTGTATAATGGAAGCATTAGAACGATACTTAAATAGTTTCGGTAAGTATATAATAAAACAATCTAGGGCTAATCTAAGTAGAAAGAAAAAGAACGTAAGTAAAGAACTATATAACTCATTAGAGTTTAAAGTTGTAAAAACTACAGAAGGTTTTAGTGTACAGTTTTTTATGGCAGATTATGGTACTTTTATTGACAAAGGGGTATCAGGTACAAAAAAAATAAATGAGTACACTACTTATGATGGCAGGAAAGTGGAAAGTCCATATAAATATAGGAGTAAAAGACCACCTATGAAAGCATTTGATAAATGGATAATACGTAGAGGGATAGCACCTAGAGATGAGCAGGGTAAATTTATTTCACGAAAAAGTTTACAGTATCTAATAGCTAATAAAATATATACACAAGGAATACAAGGTATCAGTTTTTTTCAAAGACCATTACAATTAGGATTAAAGGATTTTTACAACGAAGTAGGTAACGCAATAAAAGAAGATATAATAAACACGATATAAGATGGCATTAACAATAGAACAAAAACCATTATACAAAACATTAGCAGTAGGTCAAGATATAATATTTACTTTATCAGATCAAAATGTTATTATTAATAATTACCAACCTAAATATACAGCAGATGTTTATGTAAACGAAAAAATAGCAGATTTAGGTTTAGTTACATCTAAGGTAGCTTCATTAAAAGTAACACCTAACAATGCAGGTGTAGGTATATTCTCTTTAAGTCCTATTTTAGAAAGCTATGTAAACCCACAATACGAAGGAACTAATTTTGATAACACTATATTTAGTTCTTATAAGTCAGTAGGATATACAGATACTACACCACATCCAATTCATTTAATTGATAAATATTCTAATAACGACAATGTAGCTATCTACTTTAAAGTTATTTTTAATATGGAATATTATACAGATGCAGCATTAACTATATTTAGTACGGCTAAAAGAGTAAGTTCAGAAAACTATTTAGCATATAATGGAGTATTACAACCTGATGATGTATTAAATCAATCAGGTGCAAATTATGGTTTTAATCTTAATTCTACTGATTTAGTTTTAAATACTGATGGTAGTACACTTGGTAAGTTTTTAAGTAACGCACCTATAACACAAGAAGCAAGATTAACAGATTATGGTACACTATCATTTTTTAACTTTCTAAATGTATCTGAGAATAGCTTTCAAGTAGGATCAAATAATGCTACTATTAATATGGTTAATTTTATAGATATAAAACTATACAATAGTGCAGGTGTACAATTAGGTTCTGTTATTTCAGTAGATACTACAACTGCAAACGGAAGTTTTAACAATAATAATCAATTCTCTAATACTAGAGTTATGTTCTTCGGTGCTTTTCCTGCTAACCTAGATAATTGGTCTACAACTTGGGATACACATAAAGCAAATGTAAGTTATTATACTATACAAGCATTTGATGATGATGATGATGCTATAAGTCAAATATATCGTATTAATATAATATCTGATGATTGTAAAGGTTTTGAGGGTATTAGATTAACTTGGTTAAATCCTCATGGTACTTGGGATTACTACACATTTACTAAAAAGTCAGTAAGACAATTAGCTACTAATAAAACAACATATACACAATTAGGTGGTACTTGGAATAAGAGTACCTTTAGAATAGATGGTTACAAAGGTGGGCAGAAAAACTTTAGAGTAAACACTAAAGAAATGATACGTATAAATACTGACTACTTAGTTGATGAAGATGCAATATGGTTTGAGGATTTAATAAATAGTCCTGAAGTATATATACTAAATGGTTACTCTAGTTCTGATACTTATGGTAAGGTAAATAAATATGTAGAACCTGTAAGAGTAACTACTTCAAGTTATACAAGAAAAAGTAAAGCAAACGATAAGCTAATACAATATACATTTGAGATAGAAAAAACTAAAGTTAAAAGAACACAAAAAATATAATGAGTGTACAATTAGTATTATACCCACAGTTTTATGATGGATATATTTCATCATCTTTTCCTGTTTTAAGTGAATACGTATCTGATGGTACGTTATTTTCGTTATTAAACAATAATGCAGGATATGATGTACCTACTTCTTCTATTTTTCCTGCTTATGATTCCGTAAATGCCGCACCTGCTATACCTGCTTGGAAAAGATTTAGAAGTACAAACCCATCAGGACAATTTGGTGTAGTTACAATGCCTGAACAAATATCTAATAAGCTATATCTTTATTCTAATGCAAGTCATACTTCAAGTAGTGGGGTGTATCAAGAAATACAAAATCTTAACGTAGGTGTACAGTATGAGTTAAAAATAAACATAACACAAGCAGCAACAGGTACTTTGTATATAGGTAATGGTTTATTACTAAGTTCTGTAAATATACTAGGTGGTCTAGTAACTTCAATATCTACTGCTTCAACAGGAATACAAACTATAAGTTTTACGGCATCTAATACAGAAGAAGTTTTATTACTTGAATTTGTAAGTAATAGTGGTAATACAATACATATAGATTCTATAAGTGTTAAAGATGTTGTAAACCCACCATCACGAACTTATGGAGAAGTATTTGATGGACAAGTAATATGCGACTTATACGAAGATGAAGATATACCATTAAGTTTATCTATTGATGATTTTAAAAATGTAGCAGAAA